CGCGAGATATGTAAGTCTTCAGCTCTGACACCTCTACTCCAAGGAGAGAGATTTCGTGTCGGAAAGCTTCGCCTAATCTTTTATTACCGATTAGGACGTCATCCCCAAGGATAAAGTATTCAGCAGTTTCTCACTGAATACCCAAATCCAAGCACAACTTGAACATGATAAAATGCATTACCAATGCAAAAGAGGCTCAAGAAGAGTATGCACCCATAGGGTTACCAGTCGCGTAGGATACTGTGGTTCCCTTATCACGGCCATTACTGACCATGAAAGGGTATCCAACCATAATATCTTTTCACGCGGCTACTCATTCTTTCGGAAAGCGTCCTTCGAGGACCTGAACAATAAGGTCTATCGGGAACCGATCGGTCGCTGCTGTTAAGTCAACGGAATAGTAATATGGATTACTCCACTTACGAAAACCGTCAACGAAACAACCTTGATCAAAAGTACAATCTTGAGGAATCTTACGCAAGAGTCCGAATAGGAATTCATGAAAAGGTTTTAAACTAGTTTGGCTAAAGTAATCCAAAATAGCAATAACCCTTGTCTTTCCTTCCTTATCGGGAATTCCAGTTACCTTCCGAATCTGATCAGATTCTTCCGGTAAAGGGAATACTCCTTGCCACCTTTCAGGTGCTACTCGTAAAGACCGGATTTTTCCTTCTAAGTCTGGTCCAGCGAGAATTCCAATAGAATGTATCAGAGATTCAGGTAAAGCAACGACATCGCGGAGGAAACTCCACATGGCGTGACCGTTAGGACCGCGCTTAGAAGAATAATGAAACTCTTTGAATCTTACTTTGGAAGGCACATGGCCTCCTCGGCGAAAGCCCAGAAACCTCCAGAACAGCGGTATGCATTGCTTAAAACCATCATGGACCGTGCCTAAAGCAGGTGTAATGATCGGACGCAAGTCCACTTGCACAGGAAGCTTAAGAGCACGAGTCATAGTTAATGCTGACAGGATACACCTTATTAATAAGGGGTCCATAGTCTTAAGGATTAACACCGACAAGTCTCGACCTAAGAAGGACTTTACCTTCCTCCATAGTCTTCTCGTCCCTCTATCCTTCCCGTCATGATTTGAAAGTCATTTCAGGAAGAGAGCTCGTCAAGATTTACCGGTTAGGATAAATCCCTTCTTGCTCCGGGTTAGAAACGTTGTTTCTAGCA